AGGATTCCCAACGCGTCAGACGATCAGTTCATTGGCGCAAGCCTAGTGGACGACGCCATGCGCCGGCAGCAGCACAAAGACCCGTCGGCGCCCATTATTGTTGGCGTGGACCCTGCCCGGTTTGGGTCCGACAGCACGGTCATCGCCGTCCGGCAAGGGCGCGACATCGTGGCAATCAAGCGCTACAAGGGCGACGACACCATGACGGTGGTGGGCCACGTCATTGACGCCATAGAGACGTACAAGCCGGCGCTAGTGGTGGTTGACGAGGGCGGCCTAGGCGCCGGCATCGTCGACCGGCTGAAGGAGCAGCGGTACAAGATCAAGGGCGTCAACTTTGGGAACAAGTCGAAGAACCCTATGATGTGGGGCAACAAGCGGGCTGAGATGTGGGGTGAGATGCGGGCCTGGCTGAAAGACGCCGCCATCCCCCAGGACCGCTACCTCAAGAACGACCTGACCGGACCGGTGATGAAGCCCGACAGCAAGGGGACCATTTTCCTAGAGAGCAAGAAGGACATGAAGTCGCGCGGGCTGGCCAGCCCCGACGCAGCTGACGCTATCGCGGTGACGTTTGCCTTCCCGGTAGCCCATCGAGAATATGTTGACAGGGGCACCCGGCGCTCCTATTCTCCCGCCGGAATACCAACATCTTGGATGGGGGCTTAAATGGCCAATACAAAGCCAATCGGCGTTGCCTACGAAGACCAAAACATCGTAGGCGCTGATACCGTCAACGCAACAACCGTTAGCGGCACTGACATCAACGGCGTGGACATCTACGCTTCCGACGAGATTGGCTACGCGGCAGCCGCGCAAAGCACCGTTACGCAGTTGACCGACAAGTCCACGGGCGTGACGATTAACGCCTCAGCGGGCCGAATTACCATGAGCAATGCTACCCTCAACGCTACTACCAATGTTGCGTTCACTATGACCAACAGCAAAATATCCGCCAAAGATTTAGTGATTGTTAACGTGGGTGGCGGCGTGGCGTCGAACGTAACCTACAACTGCTGGGTTTCAGGCCACACGGCTGGTTCTTGCGCGTTTGTCCTGCGTAACATCTCAGCCGGTTCGTTATCCGAAGCCGTCGTGTTGAACTTTGCCATTATCCATTGCGTGTAAGATGCCGAAAAAGAGCGTATCGCTGGCCGTAGGCCGCGGCGAGAAGCTACCGACGGATAAGGGCGCGGGTCTGACTGCAAAGGGCCGCGCCAAATACAATCGTGAGACAGGCTCTAACCTGAAGCCGCCGGCGCCCAGCCCCAAGACCGAGGCGGACAAGGGGCGCAAAAAATCCTTTTGCGCCAGAATGGCGGGCGTGGTAGCTAAGTCTGAAAACGCTGACCGCGCTAAGGCCAGCATGAGAAGGTGGAAGTGCTGATGGCAAAACCGGGGCTTTACAGCAACATCAACGCCAAACGCGACCGCATTGCGGGCGGCTCTGGCGAGAAGATGCGGAAGGTTGGTTCCAAGGGCGCGCCAACTGCGGCTGCGTTCCGTGAATCTGCCAAGACGGCCAAGCCCGCCAAGCCTGCGAAAAAGGGCAAGTAACGTGCCGCTGGTCAAATCCGCGTCAAAAGACGCCTTCCGCAAAAACGTGAAGGCTGAGATTGCCGCGGGCAAGCCGGCCAAGCAGGCTGTTGCCATCGCGTATGCAACCAAGCGCACGGCCGCAAAGAAGCAAAAGTAATGGCATCAAACGACGTAGAAGCAGCGGGCAGCGTATCGGACAGCGACGACAAGGATCGGCTGTCGGCTATGCGCCGGCGCTATACGATAGCGTTATCGGCCTATTCGGACAGCCGCGAGGACGAGCTGGACGACCTGCGGTTTATGGCCGGGTCGCCCGACAACCAATGGCAATGGCCGGCGGACGTGTTGTCAACTCGCGGGTCCGTGCAGGGCCAGACGATCAACGCGCGACCGTGCCTGACGATCAACAAGCTACCGCAGCATGTGCGCCAGGTGACGAACGAACAGCGGCAGAACCGCCCAACGGGCAAGGTAATTCCGGCGGACGACATGGCCGACGTGCGCGTGGCTGAGATATTCGACGGCATGGTGCGCCACATCGAATACATCTCCGACGCCGACGTGGCCTACGATACCGCCTGCGACAACCAAGTGACCTACGGCGAAGGCTACATCCGCATCCTGACCGAATACACCCGCGAGGACAGCTTCGACCAGGATATTAGGATTGGGCGCGTTCGCAACTCTTTCTCGGTCTATATGGACCCGGCAATCCAAGACCCGTGCGGCTCCGACGCCGAGTGGTGTTTTGTTACTGAAGATGTGAGCAAGGCTGATTATGAACGCATGTTTCCAGATGCTGCGCCAATTTCTAGCCTTTTGTCGCAAGGCGTGGGCGACCAGAGCCTTTCTCAATGGCTTTCGGAAGACATGGTACGTATCGCCGAATACTTCTACTACGAACACGAAAAAGCGACGCTAAACCTCTACCCCGACAACATCACGGCGTTTGCCAACAGCCCGCAAGACAAGCAACTCAAGCAGATGTTTGGTAAGCCGCTGCGCTCGCGCTCGGTGGACCGCAAAAAAGTCAAGTGGATGAAGACCAACGGGTTTGAAGTTCTTGAAGAACGCGATTGGGCCGGCAAATACATCCCCGTTGTGCGGGTGGTTGGCAACGAGTTTGAGGTAGACGGCCAGCTTTACGTGTCGGGCCTTGTGCGAAACGCCAAGGACGCCCAGCGCATGTATAACTACTGGGTCAGCCAGGAAGCCGAAATGCTGGCGCTGGCGCCCAAAGCACCCTTTATTGGTTATGGTGGCCAGTTTGAAGGGTACGAGATGCAGTGGAAAACGGCCAACACAAACAACTGGCCGTACCTAGAGGTCAATCCGGACGTTACGGACGGCGCAGGGCAGACTCTGCCGCTCCCGCAACGTGCTCCACCGCCTTTGGCTCAGACCGGCCTCATACAAGCTAAAATGGGCGCTGCTGAAGACATTAAGGGCACCACGGGGCAGTACAACAGCAGCCTTGGCGCCCAGAGCAACGAACGGTCGGGCCGGGCAATCCTCGCGCGTGAAAAGCAAGGCGACACGGGGACGTACCATTACGTTGACAACCTGTCTCGCGCAATCCGCTACGTCACCCGGCAGCTTGTGGACATGATCCCCAAGATTTACGACACCGCCCGCGTGGCGCGTATTGTAGGGTTGGACGGCGAGGTGGGTATGGTGCGGATTAACCCCACGCAGCCGGAACCAATGAAGGAAATCCGCGACGAAAACGGGTTTGTGATTGACAAGATCTATAACCCGTCGGTCGGCGTTTACGACGTGTGCGTGACCACAGGACCAGGCTACATGACTAAGCGCCAGGAAGCCTTGGACGCCATGTCGATGCTGTTGCAGTCCAATCCTCAGCTTTGGTCCGTTGCCGGTGATCTATTCGTCAAAAACATGGATTGGCCAGGCGCGCAGGAGATGGCGGCGCGGTTTGCTAAGATCATTGATCCAAAGGTTATGGAAGGGGAAGATCAATCCCCTGAAATGCAGCAAGCCAAGATGCAACTTGAGGCACTGACCAAAGAACTCAACCAAGTGGTCGGCATGTTGCAGCGGGTCGAGCAGTCTATTGAGGCCCAAGAGGTCCAAATCAAGGCGTATGACGCCGAAACCAAGCGCATTTCGGCGGTCCAGGCGGGCATGTCGCCTGAGCAAATTCAAGACATCGTGATGGGCACCATTGCTGCGGCCATGGATACGGGCGACATTGTGGGCCGCGACACGCCTATGGAGCGCCAAATGCCGGCTATGGATCAAATGCCGCCTGAAATGGGTGGTATGCCGCCAGACATGGCTCAAATGCAACCCGAAATGCCCCCAGGAGGGCCAATGCAATGAGTTGCGCTGAATTTATTGGCAATCTGTTTTTGGCCCGTGATGTGGCCCATTCGGTCCATCTGAACACGCGCAGCTACGCCAAGCATAAGGCTTTAGGCAAGTTTTACGACAGCGTAATCGACCTTGCGGACAAATTTGCCGAGGCGTACCAAGGCCGGCACGGGCTAATTGGCCCGATTTCCTTGCACTCAGCGCGCAAAACATCCAATATCACCGAATTTCTTGAGGATAACCTCAAAGAAATTGAAGATGCGCGCTATAAGGTGTGCGACAAGTCTGATACGGCGTTGCAGAACATAATCGACGAAATTGTTGGCTTATACTTGTCAACGCTGTATAAACTCAAATTCCTGGCATAAGGACGCCGACTGATGGAACTCCTTAAACCGCTTACTAAAGCAGATTTCCCCGCCCAAACCGCGTCTTTTACCGCCACGGCGGCTAATACGACCGGTTGGAACGCGGGACCGCAGGGTGTTGTGGTTTGGTCGGACCAGGCGTGTTACGTTGAAGTCGGCGAAGGGGCCGTTGCAACGACTGCCAGCACGCCGATACCGCCGTATACCCCCATTCCGTTCGCGGTTCCTATTACGACCAGCGGCGTTTGGCGGGTTAGCGCTATCCGAGTGTCTACCGACGGTATTCTGTACGCCAAACCTATCAATAAGGCTTGAGACATGGGGTTTGCTGGCGCTTTACGAAACGGCGTTGCCATAGGGCTAGGCGCCATAGTTTCGTTTTTTTCAGGGTACGGCCCCGATCAAGCGCAAGGTAACCTTGAAACTGAAAATCTTGAGAACCTTACTCAAGAAGACAACGGTTTAATTTTGTTGGAGTAGAGACATGGCTGATAAAAAGATTTCGCAGCTTTCCGTTGCCTCTACGCCGCTTGCCGGGACCGAAGTGCTGCCGATTGTGCAAAGCGGCGCCACAGTCCAAGTGTCGGTGGCTAATTTAACGGCGGCGCGCGCGGTCGCCGCCGCGGCCTTAACGGTAGACGCAAATTCAGTTTCAGACGCTGTTCGCATTACCCAAACAGGCAGCGGCAACGCACTGGTGGTGGAAGATAGCACCAATCCTGATGCAACTCCTTTTGTGATTAATGCTTCCGGCAACGTGGGGATTGGGACCAGTTCGCCAGACGCTGCGCTAACCGTGAATACGGTTGCATCTTTTGGTGCGGGAGCAACGGCCTTGCCGTCTATTGCGGCTAAGGGTGATCTTGATACCGGAATATGGTTCCCAGCGGTTAACACTATTGCTATTAGCACAGCAGCCTCCGAGCGGTTTCGCATCACCAGCACTGGCAACGTGGGGATTGGCACGAGCGCCGCTGACGCTGCACTCACAGTGAATACCGTGGCATCTTTTGGTGCGGGAGCGGCGGCGTTGCCGTCTATCGCAGCTAAGGGCGACCTCAATACAGGTATGTGGTTCCCTGCTGCTGACACTACCGCTGTTAGCACGGGCGGCTCCGAACGCCTTCGCATTAATTCCAGCGGCAACGTGGGGATTGGGACGAGTTCGCCTGATTACTTGTTGACCTTGCAATCTGCCGATTCGGCAATCAGTATGAAGGATAGTGGCGGTACGACGCGAGGATTTATCGGTATTGCGGGGGGGTTCGGGACTGCACCGACGGGTGCGTTGCGGCTACGGTCGGATCAGGGCGGTCTGGTTTACGGCTTTGCAGGCACCGAGCAACTCCGCATTGACACCAGCGGCAACGTGGGGATTGGCACGAGTTCGCCTTCGGCATCTGCGATTTTGGACGCGCAAAGCACCACAAAAGGTGTGAGGCTGCCCAACATGACCACAGCACAGAAAAACGCTATTGCCAGCCCCGCTGCGGGTTTGATGGTGTTCGACACCACTTTGGCCAAACTTTGCGTTTATTCCGGCGCGGCATGGCAAACAGTCACATCAGTTTAAAATGCAAACGCAAGAGCAAAAACAAAATGCGTAGCGCACTTTTTACCCTTTATCGTATAAGGGTTAAAATCCGTACTGGCGCGGTTCACCAGGGTTCGTAAGGAACACCAATGTCTGAAGCAGTACAAGACTTAGCGGAAGTGCCCGCGCCGGATCAGGCCGCCACGGCGGCGCCTGCGCCCGATGATATTACGCCGGCTGAAGCGTCAACGGACGCGCCTAAGACCTTCTCGCAGGAGGAATTGGACGCAATCGTTGGCAAACGCCTTGCCCGCGAACAGCGGAGATGGGAACGAGATCAAGCCCAAAAACTGGCTGAACTGGACGCGCGGCGGGCAATGCCCGTCAACCCTCCCGCGCCTGACGATTTCGACAATGCTGCGCGTTATGCAGAGGCTTTGGCCGAGCAAAAAGCGCAGGAGATGTTGCGTCAGCGTGATGCAGCCCAGCAGCAGGCTAAATGGCTGGAAACCTACCATGAGAAAGAGGAAGACGCTCGCGGGCGGTACGACGACTTTGAACAAGTCGCCTACAACCCCAGCCTTCCTGTGACTGATGTTATGGCCCAGTCGATCCAGGCTTCTGACAGTGGCCCCAACATCATCTATTGGTTAGGGTCCAACCCGAAAGAAGCTGAGCGTATCTCTAAACTCCCTCCCTTTTTGCAGGCCAAGGCGATTGGTACGATCGAAGCCAAATTGGCCGCCGATCCGCCGGTCAAAAAAACCTCATCCGCGCCCGCCCCTATTGCTCCGGTAAATGCGCGGTCAACTTCATCTCCTGCCTATGACACGACGGACCCCAGGTCCGTAAAAACCATGTCAACGTCAGATTGGATTGAAGCGGACCGCCAGCGCCAGATCAAGAAGTGGGAGGCATCCCGCAACCGCTAAGTATAAGGATAAGCCACTGTGGCTAATTCACTTCTTACCATCGACATGATTACTCGGAAGGCTCTCGAAATCCTCGAGAACAACCTTGTGATTACCCGCACCGTGAACCGCCAATACGACGACAGCTTTGCCGTCGAAGGCGCGAAGATCGGCTCAACCCTGCGTATCCGTCTGCCAGACCGCGCTCTGGTGACTGACGGCGCCGCGCTGCAAGTGCAGGACGACAACGAACAGTTCACCACGCTGACGGTTTCCAACCAGAAGCACATCGGTGTGAACTTTACGTCTGCCGAACTGACCATGCAGTTGGACGACTTCGCCGAACGCGTTCTCAAGCCGCGTATTTCGCAGCTTGCGTCCAGCATCGACGCGGATGTGGCCAACTCCTACAAGTCCATCTTCCAGTCTGTCGGCACCCCCGGCACGACCCCGGCGACCTCTCTGGTTCTGTTGCAAGCGCAGCAGAAACTGAACGAGTCAGCCGCTGTCATGTCTCCGCGCTACGCCACGGTAAGCCCCGCGGCCAACGCAGGGCTTGTTGAAGGCTTGAAGGGCCTCTTTAACCCGGTCAACACCATCTCTCGCCAGTTCAAGAACGGCCTGATGGGTGAAGGCGTGCTGGGTCTTGAAGAAATCAACATGTCTCAGTCCATCAAGCAGCATACGACCGGCTCCCGCACCGGCGCGCATACCGTGACGACCACGGTGTCCACGCAGGGCCAGGCGACCGTCAACATCACCGGCACCGGCTCGCAGGTCATCGCGGCTGGCGACGTGTTCACCATCGCCAGCGTGTTTGCAGTTAACCCGCAGACCCGCGAATCAACCGGCTCGCTTCAACAGTTTGTTGTGACTGAAGCCAACACGGCTTCCGGCGGTGCGTACACCTCGGTGGCGATTAGCCCGGCGCTTTATACTTCGACAAATGCTCTTGCGACGGTGGACAGCTTCCCGCAGTCCAGCGCGGTGGTGACGTTCCTCGGCTCTGCGTCTACGCAGTACCCGCAGAACTTGATCTACCACAAGGACGCGATTT